TTATAGAATTGATACAGAATTGGAAGGAATTGATGATGTTTCAATGTTTAATATAATTAATAACTATTCAGAAAAAACTATAAAAACATATGATGTTTATGCTGATGATATTCTTTGGGATTATAGTAATTATGATGGTGAACATAAGGAGGGTGAACATGAGGAGGGTGAACATAAGGAGGGTCATATTGGAGGTAAAATTAAAAAAAATATTACGAGAAAAAAATATATTAAAAGTAAATATAAATTAACAAAAAATAAAAAAATAAAAAAACATAAAACAATTAAAGTAAGAAAACATAAAAAAAAATATACATTAGTTAAAAATAAATATTAATTAATTATTTTTTAATATATTATATATTATACTATTAACAATTACAAGTTTTATTATTGTAATTGTTAATATTAAGTTTGATTGTATTCATTAATATTTGTATTTTGCTGGTTTGGACTAATTGAATAATCAATATTTCTTACAAATTGTCTATTTTCACCATAAACAGGTCTGATATAAAATGCAATAAAATTATAATTTTCTCCATATTTTTCTCCCAAAGTTTGTTCTGAAGGTTGTAAAGCTGGTGCCATTTCATCATTACCATTTTCATTATTTCCTGCTTCAACAACTTCCACACGATAATCGTCGTGTATATCAAAATATACTCTAATAAAATTACTATCAATTAATTCTATAAATTGACTAATAGTTAACTCTGGGCTGAAGCTGATAAGATTATTAAGTTTCGTGTATGGAATCTTGGAATAAAATTTATATCTAATTTCATTGCTTTGAGGTGTCATTTTAAACTTTAAACTTTAAACTGTAATACTTGAATACTTTTAATTTATTATTAATTTTTCATTTCAATTTTTTTTTATAAATTAAATAAATAATTTCTCTCCAAGCTCTTTGTAGTAAAAATTGTTATAAATAATTTGATTATTAATACATTTTGCTAATGTTTTGTCGCTCATTTTGAGTTCCTTAATACAATCATATTTACAGGAAAATTCTTTAATTAAATTACTTTGTGTATCAAATTGTCCAACTCCATTTTTATATAACAAAGGTTTACCATTTTTTTCTTCAAACTCACAAATTAAATCTTCATCACAATGATTATATAATATATAATAATGTCCATTAGTTATTGTACCATTTTTAACTGGATTATCCAATGCTGATGAAGACTGGTAGTTATTTAATTGCGCTGCTGTTTTTCTATCTAAATAAACGTTTAATATTTCTGATTTATTAGCATCTAATTTAGCAATGTAACCTAAGTTTTGTATTTTTGTTTCTTTAGTTGGTTCGAGAGAATGAATAATATTAGCATCTAAGTTTCTCTCTACTAATTGCCATCTAAATCCACAATAAACTGTATTTTCTTGAATAGCTTTCATAATACTTGGGCGTTTTATATTTTTATTTTCATTCATAGATTCTGTTACAGATTCATAAACTTTAATTAATTGAAGTGTTTCTGGGTTTATTTTTTGGAGTCTTGGACCTAAATTTGCCAATTGTTGATTAAAACCAGTTGTAACTTTTGTTTGTTGAGAATTAAGTTTATTTAATATTTCTTGGTTTGATTGTTCGAGAGAATTTATTTTATTTGATAAATGTTTTATCATTTGTTTCAATTCTGATACTTCATTATTATTTATTGGCTGTGTAATAGTTTGAGTAGAATTTAATTTTTCTTTTAATAATTGATTTTCTAATAATAATTCTCTAACTTTATAATTGTAGTTATCAATATTGTCTTCTATAATTTTTAATAAAATTTGATATGTTAAATTGCCACCAATTAAAAATAATTCATTTTCTTTTTCATGACCTTTTAATGTTTTACATTTATTTGTGTATATTAAACTATGACTATGTAAAAATCCTTCAAAATCTTTACTTTTATCTACTAAAAAACAATTTAATAAAATACATTCATCATAATTAGTTTTATGTTCATTATATCTATATGTAATACCTTTATCACTATAACCAATTTTTACAATATATTCTCCATTTTCATAAGTTTTAACTTTTATAATGTAAACTAAAGAACATTTATATGAAAATTTTTCTAACAATGTTTTTTCATTTTGTTTAATTACTTTTTCTTCTGTTTCTTTATTTTTATTTTCTTCTAATAATTTTATATCGTGTTTTTGCTGTTCTAATTGTTTTTGTAAATTGTAAACGCCATTTAATCTAATTTCTTTAATGACTTCACAAACCCAATTCTGAAATTTTTCAGCAATAGGTTTTCTAGACCTAAATAAAATTTTATATAAACCTTTTTCGGTTAAAAATGTTACTTGTTGTGAACCACCAAGGGTGTCCATAGTATGGACGACCTTTTCACTTTTATCAAAATTTTGTATAGTTGATCTAATATTACCCATTTCTAATATTTCAGCTATATCATTTGCTCTAAATAATGGTTCTTGATATGTTCCTTTTATAACAATTTCAGTATGTAAATTGTTTTCATTAAAAGCCTTTACTACTTCCATAGGGTGTATATACACATTAAACATCCTTTATTTAAGTTATTTTACTTAATATATATATATTACTTTGCCAACTTTCAAAGCAATTATTTGCTCATGAAGATTCGGAAGCAAAAAAGAATATAAATAGTATTGACATCCTTTTGCTTTATCTAAATGGAAATAAATATTTGCTTACCCGTGTGGGTGAGCAAAATTGTTTTTTGGTTTAATAATTAAAAAGTAAATTTAATTATTAAAATATATAAAATAAAATGACACTATAAATCGTAACAATATTTTTAATTAGAATATGCTAATCCACCCATACCACTCATAATTCTGAGAACATTGTAATTAGTGGCATAGACACGAACCTTAGCAGTCTTAGTTCCTTCAACAGTTGCGTTGGATAAGACCAATTGAAGTGTGGCATTATCAATTCTGGAGAAATTGCATGTGCCGCTTGGTTGATGCTCTTCCGGACGAAGGGCGAATGAGTAAACATTAATACCTTCATCAGGATTACGAGTGTGAGCTTGGTAAGGTTGAACCCAAGAAAAGTAAGTTCCTTCACGCTCAGAGAATCGATCTTGGCCGTTAAGTTGGAGCTTAGCAGTAACAACAGGATTTTGTCCCCAGCAGTGCATGTCTAATGAGGTTTCAGATAGAACGAAAGTTCCAGCATCAGAAACACCAGAGTTATCAAGGTGAGGAGAAGTGGTTCCTGATTGAAGAGATTGAACCACAGATGGAGGAAGTCCAGTAGTATTTAAAGGAACTTGTGGTCCACCAAGGTTAGCTTCATTATAAGGATTTGAAGGTCCGTGCCAGTATCCAGTGAAACCAGGGAAATAACTAGCAGGGTCATAATCAAGTGCACCAGCATCTTGGAATAAACCACGAGCATCAATATAAGCACGTGAATCAGCAGCAACTGCGGCAGGACCTCCGAAAGCGTGAATAGCATTAGGAAGAGCATCAATCGCATCAGTATAGTTGAAAGGTTGAGCACCAAGAACCTTGAAAAGGAGAGCATCACAAGTTAAGGATGAGCAGTAGTCAACATTTTGATCTGGTTGAACAACCCAAATGAGTTCCTTAACAGGATGGTTGAAGTTGAGCTTAATCTTGTTACTTGATGAACCAACAGACTCATCACCAGTGAATTGGAGTTGAGTAATAAGGTATTCGTGGGGATTTTGAGCCATTCTGCGTCGTTCATCAGTATCAAGGAAGACATAGTCCACATAGAGAGAAGCAGCAACTAAAGATTGATTGTAGGCAATAGTAGCAGGAACAGGGCGTCCAACTGAATATTGACCACTTGCACCACCATAAGGATTTCCGTTACAGTTTAATGTAGTAACAGCCCATAAACATTCATCAATAGGTCTAATATCAAGATTAATCTTAACTTCGTGGTATTGAAGAGCAATTAAGGGAAGAGCAAGACCTGGGTTTGTGCAGAACCAAAATTGAAGAGGAACATAAAGAGTCGTCTCAGGAAGAGCATTACGAGGAGCACACACTTGACGAGGTGCTAAAGAATCACAAGGAGATTCGACATCAGAGAAGGAAGGATCAGTAATAAAAGTAAGTTGAGTGGTGTTACCAATCATCTTAAAATATCCTCGTTGTTGTTCTGAAGTCATAGTTAATTGATTCCAGATATGCATCCAGTCACCATATTGACGATCAATTCTTTGACCTCCAATTTCCACTTCAACTTGAGCAATAAGTTGCTCACCAGGGAAATCTAACCAACGCGCATAGACTCCAGTATTTTGTCCAGTAGTGTAATTTCCGAGACCCATAAGTTGGTTAATCTCAGGAAGAGTAACTTGTAAGTAAGTTCGGTAAGCAAGGTCTCCATTTCTGGAGATAACACATTGGACTCGGCGTCCAAAATCGGCTTGACCATTAAATGTTTGTTCAATTGATTCAATGGCAAAGTTAGTATATCTACGGTAAGTAACTTTCCAAAAAGTAATTTGAGGATTACCAGTAAGGTAAACATCTTGCGATGACCCTTATAATTTCTTATAAGGCCAGAGTACACCTTAAGAACTTTCAAGTGTTGCTAGCACTATCATTAAGTCCCGACTACCGTCTACTCGTTGAACGTTCAACTTATTTCTGCATTTTCAGCATTTATATAATTCAATGCTAATTGTAATTTTTCATTCATTGTTATTGATTTAGTTAAAAAAGATTTTTGTTTAAGAATTGGATGATTAGAAACTCTATATCCTTCTTTTCCAGAAGAGTCAATATAATATCTTACATATTTAGGTAATTCATTATCTTCTTCTCTTTTTCTTATACGTTTTGGATATATTTTTCCTTTATTTTTGCCAATCATACTATTGCGTTTTAACATTTGAGTTTCTTCAGTCTGTTTACAAAAATTACCTCCATTTGTTAAATTATAACCATTTGGACTTAATGTATTTAATTCTAATATATATTGTTGTTCATATTTATTTAATTCTTCTACTGTACACTCTTTTAATAGGTCTACTTTAAAATTTTCGTGACCATATTTTCTAATAGAATTATTCAAAAGTCTACAATAATCTTTTGTGTTAGAATCTCTAATATGTTCTTTCCATCTGCTAATATATCCCCAATTTTTACCATTTTTTAATTTCTTAACGGCTTGACCGATATATTTTTTTCCAGACGGACTAGTTAAACAATAAATATCACCAAATTCCATAATTATAATATAAATCAATAACTTTAAATTATTTTCGAAATAAGTTGCTTCGCTGCGGATTATCCAATCTTCAATGTTTTTACTGTGCCATCGGTCTCTCTCCGATGGTATTATATTATGTCACCATATATAAGAAGTAATTGAAGCTCTAAGGAAGTCCCCGCAATTTGGAAGTCTTGCAGAATACATAATTAATTTATCTTTTTTTTTTATTCTATGTTTCTACTAGCGAGTTATATGATAAATATTTATTTCATATTTATCCACATATTTACACTGTTTTCCCATTATGGTGATATGTGACCCATAATGGCAGCTCACTGTTGGTGCCCAAGATATTTGGTTAAGCACCATAAGCGACGAGTTGCATTAATCCACCTCCCATTTTATAATATGGCTAAAGAAAATAATTTTTTGAAATTAAATTAATTAAATTAATTAAATTAATTAAAAATAATTAATTAATTTAATTAAAAAATAATATTATACTATGAAAATATTTTATTTAGATCCAAATTCGCCTTCATAAATTTTAACAAATATGTATCTTCTAATACTTCTTTTTTATTTTCATTCGATTTTAAAAAAACATAAGATTCACCACGTTTTTTTACAGTCCATCCCTGCTCAATTGAATTAAAAAGTAACAACATTTTTTGAAATTTTATGGCATCTACTTTAATATTTTCATTTTCTAAATCTTTGAAAGAATCTAAATTGATTTTGAAATCCATTAAATAATATTTAGAAAACAATAAATATTTTTAAACATATTCACTGCTTAATAATGTCTTAATTAGTACTAAATAATTTACTTCTATAATATTTTGAATAATGTAATTCTTCATTTTCTAAAGTTTTTAAATTACTCTTAACTATATTTTCATTATCATCTGAATAATATATATTTTTTATCTTATATCCTTTTTTTTCAGGTAAAAATTTTATTTTATTTATACAATCAACACACGGTTTTGAACTTTGTAGTTTATTTTTTCTTGATAATCTTATTACTAATAAATTTATATTTTGTAAATGTTTTTTTCTTTTAAGTGGTTTTAATTTATTAATAGCATCATGTTCAGCATGAACTCCTGGTTCTAAACCATTTATATCACCCATAAAATTAAAACCATAACTTAATATATTAGCTTTTTCCATTCCTTTTCCCTTGTAAAAGACACGCCGCATGATTATAATTCCCACACAAACAATTATTAATTTTTATATTACCATCTTCATAAGATAATATATCAGAATCCGAAGGCAAACAAAACCTCTTAATAAATAATGTATCCAATAGATGTGTCATTTTAATTATATTATATATTTAGTTTTAATATATAATTTTACTTTTAATATATTTATATATATTATAAATTTTATTATAAAACTATTAAAGTAAAAATTATATTAAATAAATATCAATTTAAATATTTATAGTATGCCATCATTTAAACCAAAATCAAGTAAAAATATCAAATATAATAAAAAAACTTCTGTCACACTTGATACAAAGCATAAAGAATATCTTAATGAATTTTCAAAAAATGAAAATCACATATATGATTATAAATGTGAAATATATGATTTAAAACAAAAATTAGAAAATAAACCTAATATATTAACTATCGAAGAAAAACTTGAAATTACTGATAAAATTTTAGAATTAAAAGAATTAATAAAAGAAATGAAATTTAAAAAAAAAGACTATTTACTTGGAAATTCAAAATATATTTTTGAATATTTTGAAAATAAAAAAAATATATCATCTGGAATTAAAAGTGAAACAATAACAAATAAATCAAAATTAGTTAATAATTTTTTTAAAATTAAAGAAGATATTAGTAATAATAATGATATTAATAATATTATTAGCAAACAAAATAATAATATAGTACTTAAATACTTGAGTAATGTTAGTGATGAGTTTTTAGATATTAATAATTATATTTATCAAACTGATATATGTAAAGTATGTAATAAAGGTGAATTAATACCATTAGAAGAAGATGGAATATTAGTTTGTAATATTTGTTCAAGAAGTATACGTTATTTTATCGAAAATGAAAAACCATCTTATAAAGAGCCACCTAAGGAAGTTTGTTTTTATGCATATAAACGCATCAATCATTTTAAAGAAATTCTAGCTCAAACTCAAGGAAAAGAAACTACACAAATTGAAGATTATGTTATTGAGAGTATTAAATTACAAATCAAAAAAGAGAGATTAGATATTTCAGAAATTACAAATATTAAAATTAAAGATATTCTTAAAAAACTTGGATTAAATAAATATTATGAACACATACCATTTATTAAAGATAAATTAGGTATTAAACCTCCAATTATGTCTCCTGAACTTGAAGAAAAATTATGTAATCTATTTATTGAACTTCAAGCACCTTATTCTAAGTATTGCCCTGATAATCGTGTTAATTTTTTAAATTATTATTATACAGCATACAAGTTATGTGAACTATTAGGTGAAAAAAAATATTTAGAACATTTTTCTATGTTAAAAGACCCAGAAAAGAGAGTAGAACAAGATATAATTTGGAAAAAAATATGTGAAGAATTAGATTGGGAATTTATACCAACTATATAAATATTATTAATATTATTAATATTAATAATATTATTAATTTAATTATGTTTTAT